GAACACAAAGGGTTTGCATCGTATGGGGCGAAAGTCCTTGGAGCAGCAGGTTTGGACGGCCTGCTACTCCGCTCTTGTCTTCTCTGGCTGGGATGACAGGCTTGTGGCTTGGCATCTTCATGCTTGGGTCTCTAAAACCGTATTCTCTAGAGGATACGAGTTTTGTTGCTCCGAGCTGAAGAAGCTTTGTCACGAGATCCGTTCCGTCTGTCTGAAGGCAGAGGGATTGAAGATAACCTCCCGAGTTCCAAAAGGAATCCGTGAGTGTCTTCTTTCCCTCTCCCGACGGGAGACTAAGAATGGATTTGCATTTACCCGTCTTGGCCGTGGTCTTCCCCTCCCTCCTAAAAGAGGAATGGAGAAGGCCATCCAAGATGCGGAACAGGTAAGTGCAACCTGCCATCCCACACCGGACTGGGTTGTTGAGCGGATTGGAGAGTACGTGAGGTCTTTGACTTCGCGCAGACTCCTTGCCACACCAACTTCCCTCCCCTCTTCGACATCTTCCTGCTCCGAACGCTCTGGCGCGACGGGCGGTGTAGATGCCCACCTCCGTCAACTCGGTTTGGAAACGTTGATGGACATCTCTTTCGGTGTTCTGGATGGACGTACGTCCTACCAGATAGCCGTAGAGAGGTTCGGTCAATACACTCAAGACTCTCTTGGGACATTTTGTCTTAAGAAGGTTCGAGAGAGTATTGACTCCTTCGATTCCAACCGACACGACGAACATCTTCGGTGCCTCGGTCTTCTGAAGCTCCGCTCTCTCAAGCCTATGGCTCGATGCAAAGCGGTGTGTCTCAGAAGCCCGGGGATGAAGTATAGGGTCATCGGTGTTCCCGATGCCCTTACCTTCGTTGAAGGAACTTGGATCAGATGGTCTTCGAACCTGCTCCCTAAGGAGCATTTCGACCCATCTGGCTCCAAGTTCCCTAAGGCCTTGGATGTTCGCGGTGATGATGGTAAGTTCTACAGTGTCGATCTCACGAAAGCCACTGACGGACTTTCCCATCAGGTTGTGGAGATGGTGATAAGATCTCTTCCCTTGAGGTCTGCAGATGTTAACCTTGCCCTTCGCAGTCTCGGCTGCGGTGGGTTCGGAACACTGTGGACCTTTGGTAAAAGAGAAATTATCTCGAGGAGGGGGAGTCCGATGGGCACTCCTCTCTCTTTTGTTGTCCTTTCTTGGGTTAACGCTTTCGCGACAAGTGCCTTTACGGCATCTGTCACCCACGGCGACGACGCAGTTGGGTATTCCAAGAACTCTTACGAGTTCGAAGAATACCAAAGCTGCATCGAAGCTATGGGAGCAAGCGTTAATTTGTCTAAGACATACGTCTCCAAACACAGCTTTACGCTGTGTGAGAGGATGTATGTTCCAAGAAGGAACGCAAGAAAGTCTCTCGCCTTCTGTCCTCCGTCCTGCCCGGTACCAGGCGGACGCGTTCCCGTATCTGCTCAGGCAGATATGGAGCCTCACTTCCTTAATAGGAGTGAGAGAGTACAGAAGACCCTCTTCCCTTGGATTGTTAAAAATCCAGCAGTAAGACTCCCAACTTCGGTTGGGGGTCTTGGCTACATCGGAAGAGGTCTCAAGGTGTCTCTTTCTGTGAGATCTAGACTTGCAGCCGCCTGCGGCCGCGACGTCAAGATTCTCGCGGAAGAAGCCCTTGAGAGATCGACTTTTAGAGGGGAGGGCCTTTTCCCGCGCTCTTTGGTACCTTCTCCTAGGAGATCTGCCGCCTATTTCAGAATGAGATCCCTCCTTACAAAGGGGGACCGTCGATTCAAAATGGGCGATGAAATCGATAAGGAGAGGGTACTTTTGTCTGACTTCATCGTCTACCGTGAGAGGGAGATCGTAAGATCTTACCTCGCCATGGGTGGGAAGATGGGTCGGGCAAAGAGCGTTGGAAAACCAGAGAAAATGAGAGCCCGAACACTCTTCTCCAAGAGTGCCCCAAAGAACGTTAAGCCACTTAGTGTGGCTCACGGACTTAAGGCACTCGAGAAGCTTTCTGTGAGAATTCTCTCGCAGGAAGTGAGGGTTCGGAAGGACGTAGCCTTTGAGATACGTGGTAGTACCACAAAGATGGGTTAGATTTAGG